CCCCCCTAAAACTGACAGAAATCTATTGACACTTCCCTAGTAATCTGTTATACTTACTCTAATATAATCAAAGAAGGATTTCCCAATGGACAAAGACGAATCACTATTACTAGACTATACTCGCTTCGTAGATGAAGTAACATCAGATGCATCCAAAGACTCAGAGGAGTTCACAGATGCACTTGACATTATTGATGAGGCAGGTGTTCCTCCTGAGCGATTGATTACCGCTGCGTTGGGTATCTGTGCAGAAGGTGGAGAGTTTACTGAGGTGGTAAAGAAGTGTATCTTCCAAGGTAAACCTATGGATGAACATACAATATATCATATGAAACGTGAGTTGGGTGATATCATGTGGTACATATCTCAAGCGTGTATCGCACTAGATACTAGTATAGAAGATATCATCTACATGAATATTGAGAAGTTGGAAGCGAGATACCCTGATGGGTTTGAATCGTTTCGTTCTAATAACAGAAGTGAAGGAGACTTATAATGGATTTTCTAAAAGACATTGCAAAGACAGCAGGGAATGAATATGCATCCCTTGTTGCAGATGGTGTGGAAGCAGGTGATGTGGACGCATTCATTGATACTGGTAGTTACATTTTCAATGCACTACTCAGTGGTAGTATCTATGGTGGACTCGCAGCAAATAAGATTACAGCAGTAGCAGGTGAAAGTGCGACTGGTAAGACATTCTTTGTTATGGGTATGGTAAAGAGTTTTCTGGATAGTAATCCAGATGCTGGTGTGTTATACTTTGAAAGTGAATCTGCGATTACAAAGCAGATGGTTATTGATAGAGGTATTGACCCATCACGGATGGTTATCTTGCCAGTCACAACAGTGCAAGAGTTTCGTACTCAATCACTGAAGGTACTTGATAGTTATCTTACGCAGAATGAAGCAGACCGTAAACCTATTATGATTTGTCTCGACTCTCTTGGTATGTTGTCTACTACCAAAGAAGTAGAGGATACCGCTGATGGTAAAGAGACAAGAGATATGACAAGGGCGCAAGTACTCAAAGCGGCGTTCAGAGTTCTTACTCTGAAACTTGGTAAGGCGAAAGTTCCGATGGTGGTAACGAACCATACCTATGATGTCGTTGGAAGTATGTTCCCTACCAAAGAGATGGGTGGCGGTAGCGGTCTTAAATACGCAGCCTCCAGCATCGTTTATCTCTCTAAGAAGAAAGAGAAAGATGGTACGGAAGTAGTCGGTAATATTGTTCACTGTAAGAATGCTAAGAGTAGATTGACTATAGAAAATAAGATGGTTGATGTTCGACTAATGTATGAACGTGGACTTGATAGATACTATGGTCTATTGGAACTCGCCCTCAAGTATGATATCTTTAAGAGTGTGTCTACTCGTATTGAACTACCTGATGGTACAAAGACTTTCGGTAAGACAATCAATAACAACCCTGAGAAGTTCTTTACTCCAGAGATTATGGAACAGTTGGATGAAGTCGCAAGTAAAGAGTTCAAGTATGGTCAACGCCCAGTAGAGGAAGTACAAGATGTTGAAAGTGAAGAGTCAACCGAATCTGTGTAAGAAGCAAGAAGCCCTCATCATACTCATGGAAGAGTGTGGTGAGGTCATTCAAGAAGCATCTAAGATACTACGGTTCGGTAATGATACTGATAGATTAACAAAAGAACTTGGTGACCTACAGTGTATGATTAATCAAACAGCGAATCACCTAGAGATTGATTCGATACAAATCGGTATTCATGCAAATGAGAAGCGAGATAAACTAAAAAAATATTCTAACCTGTTGTAATTACAGCATTTTTTATTTCACTTTTCTCTTGACTTGTTATGATAACTATGGTATATTATAAAGACAATAGAGAAAGAGGTTCGTTATGAATACAAAGTTTGAGAAAGAAATGTTTACTTGGGATGGTATGTATCTCATGTATAAAGGTGACTTCGCTGGTGCAGTAAAGATGATGGATGTATGTCCTGATGCTCATCCTAGTTGGAAAGGTTTGAACAAACCACAATTCGTTGCAAGGTTCAAATATAAAAAACCTTACAAGACTTGGATTAACTTCCTTGTAAAGAATGTCACTGTTGAAGATTACATGGACATTGCTTGGAAGACTAGTCCAGTGGATGCAATGAAACACTTTGGTTATGAAGGGAAATAAAATGATTGAACAGTATGAAAATGAAATAAAGAAGTTGGAGAAGTTACTCACTAAGTTTGGTGGTAACACTTCTGCTGTAAAGATGAAGAAGTATGCAATCGAAAAGAAGATTGTAACATACAAAGATATCGTAAAAGAAATGAACTTAATTCTAGAGGTGATTGCATAATGGAATATCTTACACAAATTCAAAATGAATATGTTTACTTCACTGATATGTTGAAGTCAATTGAGAAGATTAAAAAGAAAACTCCAGGCAATGGTTTTGCAAAAATGAAATGCAAAGAACGAATTGCAGAACTTGAAAAAATCTTTGACGAGATTGATTACGCCGCTCAGATAACTTACGACTAAAAGGAACTACTATGGATTATACATACATCAAAACAAAAGTCAAGTCAATCACAATGGATGAGTTGACTGAATTGCAGAATTCATATATGGATGCTCAAAAGAAAAACCAGACTTGGATTATGCAGGCAATGGAAAAAGTCTTTGAAGACATAGACTTAGGTAAGATTAGAATAAAGGGGTTATAATGTTTAATAAGATTAAAGAAGTCCCACCATCTGATTACATGAAGTTTAAGGATGGTAGGGTTGCGTACACTGGCGTAGGTCAGTTCACTAATGGGTACGGTCTATCAGTTGTAAAACACGCTGGTTCATATGGTGGAGAACAAGGTTTGTTTGAAATCATGCTAATGAAGAATGACAATCCAATATCATTACCGCCTATCACGGAAGAAGGTGATACAATAAAAGGTTTCTTGACAAAGGAACAAGTTGATGATATAATAGAAGATGTAAGAAACCTGCCCGGCACAGTTTAGAATAACTCAACCTCTACCTCTCGCTCCTTTACGGTATAAATACTGTAAAGGAGTTTTTCGTTTATGGCAGATATGTTATCTTATTTTATTGGTAGAGATGGATTTAGTTGGTTCTTAGGAGTCTGTGAAGACAGAGATGACCCTAAGGCAGTTGGACGAATTCGTGTGCGTTGCTTTGGGTATCATACTGAAGACCTGACAAAACTTCCTACGCAAGACTTACCATGGGCACACGTTATGCTTCCGACAACATCTGGGCCAGGTGGTTTCCACAATATTAAACCAAGTGATTGGGTCTTCGGATTCTTTCGTGACCCTGATACACTTCAACAACCTATCATCATGGGTGTACTGCCAGGCATTCCTTCTTCTGCATCAGACCCAACAAAAGGTTTTAGTGACCCCAACTCCCCAGACGCATTAGATACACAAGATACAAAATATAAGAAAGACCCAGACTTTGGGCCTTACCCTTCTCGTTCCACCTTTGCAGATACATCTAGATTAGCATCAGGTTTACTAGAAGCGCATCCTGAGATTGCAGAACGTGACCTCGCATTTACTGAAGATGTTCTTATCGCAAACGATTTGCCTAATGACCCTAACAAGTGGAGTGAACCAAAAACAGTTGACCCATCCACAAGAGGATTGCTTGCGACAGGTACAAACCCAGAGACAGGTGAAACTCGTGAAGTCAAACTTCGTAGAGGTACAGAGTATCCATACAATCATGTTCTTGAAACAGAGAGCGGACACATACAAGAGTTTGATGATACACCTTTCGCAGAACGTATCTATGAGAAACATCGTACAGGAACTTTCTATGAGATTGACGCTGACGGTAATAAGGTTACACGGATTGTAGGAAACAGTTATGAGATTGTCGCAGGCACAGAGTACGTCAATGTCAAAGGTGATGTAAACCTTACAGTAGATTCAAACTGTAACACATACATCAAAGGTAATTGGAACATACAGGTTGACGGCGACAAGACAGAAGTTGTTACAGGGAAAGTTTCAGAAACATATAAGGATACTAAAACCGAAAATGTCACAGGTGCAGTATCGGAAACATATCAAGCAAATCAAACAACAAACATAACAGGTACACTAGACTTGGATGCTTCTTCGGAAGTAGACATTGATGCTGGTGTCATCAACTTGAACTAGGAGAACAGATGCCACCAGTAACAAGAGTTGGTTTGGATAAACACGTTGGACACGCAAGTCCTACACCTAGTCCATTTCATCAAACTGCCTACGCAGTTGGTAGTCCTAATGTAAACACTAACGGTGCAAAGACTGTACGGATTGGTGATACTACATCATGTGGTGACCCAGCAACAGGTGGTAGTGGTACTGTGTTTGTAAATGGAATTCCAGTTCACCGTCAGGGTGATGGAACAGGTGGACACGGAAGTTGGGTGCCGAACGCATCCGCTTCTGGTTCAGGCAACGTATTCGCTGGAGGATAAAAAAAATGTATGAGTATAGATGTAAAGTAGTAAAGATAATTGATGGAGACACGGTGGATGTTGATATCGACTTAGGCTTTGGTGTGTGGTTGAAGAAAGAACGTATTCGTATGTTTGGAATTGACACACCAGAGTCACGC